TAAAAAATTTGGATAAGCGCGTTTCTACATTAAGAGGCTTAACTCCTAAGAAAAAACAAGGGACTATAAAAAATGTCAAAACAAATGATTCTGATTCGGAAAATGACTAAATAAAAAATTGATTATTATAATAGATATAAAAACAATAATATATATTATATAACATAATGTCGTCTGAATTAATAGATATAACACATTTAATTGTTCCTGATGAAGAAGAATTATTCTTTAATGAAGAAGAAGCACTTGAAATATATCAAACATGTGTTTATTTAATGGATGAATTTGTTAAAGAACACCCAAAACTAATTACAGAACCAGATTTTGATGATATTTTTGATGAAAATATTACAGAATTAATGCATTCTCATTTTGATTATGATATATTTTACACAGAAGACGCTCAAGATGAAATGGAAGAAATTATAGAACACGCTAAAAAAGATTTCTTTAAAGACCATATTCCTCCTAGGTCTTATCCCGATACTATTATTTTAACAGAACCAAATTACGAATATATTAAACAACAACTTGAACTTTTAAAAAATAAACCACAACCAGTTCAAAGAACAAAGGAATGGTATGAATTTCGTCATAATTTAATAACCGCTTCAAATGGGTATAAAGCATTTGAAAACTTATCCACACAAAATCAACTGATATATGAAAAATGTCAACCAATTAATAATACTTTATATGATAATGATAATGATAATGATAAAAATGATAATGATAAAAATGATAATGATATAAATGATATAAATAACAATAACAATAATAATAATAATTGCAATTCTATTAAGAATATAAAAGAAGTGGTAATGGTAAATACGAACACTACATTACATTGGGGACAAAAATTTGAACCATTATCCGTTAATATTTATGAACATATATATGATACAAAAATAGGGGACTTTGGTTGCATAGAACACGATACATATTCGTTTCTTGGGGCTTCACCAGACGGTATTAACATTGACCCTCTGTCTAAACGATATGGTCGTATGTTAGAAATAAAAAATATTGTGAATCGTGAAATTGACGGTATTCCTAAAAAAGAATATTGGATACAAATGCAGTTACAAATGGAAGTTTGTAATCTTGATGAATGTGACTTTTTAGAAACAAAATTTACAGAATATCCTGATTACACATCATACTCATACGATACATTAGATGAATTTTATGAAGATGAAGATGGTGTAGAATTTCAAAATATATGTTTATCTAAAGATAATAAAATGAAGGGAGCTATTATTTACTTTCATACGAAAACAGGAAACCCATTTTATATATATAGACCATTAGATTTAATTCATCCTCACGATATTAATGAATGGCACGACAATAATGTTGATTATTATCAAAATAACCCTGAATTTAATTATACCTATATGAAAACTATTTATTGGAAATTAGAATTTATTAGTTGTGTGTTAGTTTGTAGAAATAAACAATGGTTTAAAGATAATATACACGTATTACAAACACTTTGGGATACTATTGAAAGGGAAAGAGTTAGCGGTTATGAACATAGAGCCCCTAATCGCAAACAAAAAAAAGAAATTGTTGAATTCTCTACTAAACCAAGTGGAGGTTGTTTATTAAAATTTAACAAAGAAACTGGAAAAATCAACGTTATAAAACAAGATGATACTATAAAAAAAGATACAGAGATTGCCCTAATAAATGAATTAGAATTAAATCTTTGATTATAATTTCGTTTAGTATAATATATTTTCATTTGTAGGAATAGAAAAAAATAATTGGTTTGGTTCTGTTCTAAAATATCCTACTCGTGCACCTTCACCTTCTTCTGCTGGAGGCAATGGGTTGACTTCATTAGATTTATTTTTTATATTATGATATAATGCTCCACAAAACTCTGGTCTTGAACAAGTGCCATCATCTGGGTTATATCTATAACGTAAATTGTTAGTTTGTTGTTTAAATGATGGTAATGAAAATATAGGATAATGCCACCACATAGTACTGGCACTATCATTTGAAACTGAATTTTTTCCTATAAGAGGATAATCGTCTAATATTGCTTGGTTCACTGATATAGGATATTTACCTTCAATAAATCCTTCTTTAAAGGGTTTTATTAAAGGAGCTAAATAAAAAGATAGTGCTATTATTACTATTAAGAATAGAACACTTTTCATAAAAGCATTTGAAATAAAAGCATTTGAAATAAAAGCATTTGAAATAAAAGCATTTGAAATAAAAGTATTTGACATAATATATTATAACACAATATAATTAGTTTATAATTTATAAAAAATATTGTATTATAATATATTATGTCAAATACTTCTTATGGAGATTTTGCCCTGAATAATAACACTGGAATTCAAAACTCTGGTTTTGGTGTATCGACTATTCAAAATGGTTCAGGAGATTATAATACAGGCATTGGAGCATTTTCTTTAGCCAATAATTCTAGTGGAAAAAGTGACACCGCAGTAGGGACAAACTCATTATTAAGCAATACTACTGGTTCATATAATACCGCATTAGGAACCGCTGCAATGTGTTTTAATATTTCAGGGTCTTCAAATACAGCAGTGGGTTCAAATTCTTTAGAAACTAATACTAGCGGATATGATAATACCGCATTAGGGGTTCAATCATTATTTTCTAATACTACTGGCTCTTACAACGTTGCTGTAGGAGTTAATGCATTGTTTTCTAATACTACTGGGATTAATAATGTTGCTTTAGGATCTAATGCGTTGTATTCTAATACTACTGGTTCTAACTTAACTGCTATAGGAATAAATTCATTACGCAATAATACAACTGGAACTGACAATGTTGCTGTAGGTGTAAATGCATTAGAATACAATACCATTGGAAGTTCTAACACTGCTATAGGACGTGGTTCTTTAACAAATAACTTTACAGGTTCAAGTAATATCGCCATAGGTGAATATGCTTTAAATAAAAATACTGCAAGTAATAACGTTGCTATAGGAGCAAACTCATTATATAATAATACTACTGGAACTACTAATACCGCTATAGGTATTGATACATTATTAAATAATACAACAGGACAGGCTAACACTGCTCTAGGAATATACGCATTATATAACAATTCTACTCAGTCTAACACCGTTGCTATAGGAGCAAACGCATTATATAATAATATTGGGGCTTCTAACACTGCTGTGGGAACAAGTGCGTTATTTACCAATACAACTGGGAGTGGTAACGTTGCATTAGGTTTATACTCTTTGTATTCTAATACTATTGGAGATTCTAACACCGCATTAGGGGTTCAAACATTGTATTCTAATACTACTGGTTCTTTAAACACCGCTATAGGAATTAGTTCGTTATATTATAATACTACTGGTTCTTCTAACACTGCTGTAGGAACTAATGCATTAGAAAAAAATACAATTGGTAATTATAACACTGCTATAGGTCGTGGTGCTTTAACAAATAATGGATTAGGAGCAACTGGTTTAACTGAAGCTTGTACTAACACCGCTGTAGGAGAATTTGCATTAAATGCTAATACAACTGGTTATAGTAATGTAGCACTAGGTGCTAGTTGTTTGGGATACAATACAACAGGTTATAATAATATAGCTATAGGTGCTAGTTCAGGAGCAGGAACAACTGGACCATCGCAAATAACAACTCAAAGTAGTTGTATAGTAATTGGTAATGATACTACTTCAGTAAATTCAAATGATATGATATTAGGTTCTTCTAATAATAATTTAATTATACCAGGAATAAACCAAACAGCACCGACTTCAGGTTCAACTGGAACAGCTGGTCAAATAATTTTTAAGTCAGATTCAACTACTAGTACTGGAACTTTATATATATGTGACCCTAGTGGAAACTGGTGGTATAGCAGTAATTTTACACCGTTGTAATAGTTATAATTTGAAACAAATATATGGTATATTATACATTTTCGCACACCATTTACTAAACCCACTTCCGTGTTCATATACTGAAAAACTATAAATATGTTTTGAATAAGACATAGTATAAAAATCAAGTAATGTGTTTATCAGTGAATCGTCATTATCTAATTTTGATTCTCCAATATGAGATATTTCTTTAAAGATTGTTTTTATTTTTGGTAATTTTTGTAAAATATAGTTTTTAACAACATTATTACTGGATATTAAAAATAGTTCTTCATCTCTGTTTTTTTTAATAGAATTAATTATATTAATAATATAATTTTTAAAATTAATATAGTCTCCATTAAAACTACTATCATTCATTCTTATATGTATAATTATATATTTGTATTTAATTAAATTTATACTTGATAAACTATTATCTATCATTATCTGTAACTCTAAAGTAGGTTCAAATAATTCACGTATTTTGTTCTTATGTTGTTCTGTTATAAAACGTTCATTAGGATGATTTATTAAATATAAATACTTATTTTTATTATATGAAGGTGTTTGTTTAATTATATTTAATAATTCTTTATCGACATCACTATATATATAATTAATTATATTATTTTTCGTAAAATATTGGCAATTTTCTTTTTGAAAAAATTAAATGTCTTTTGAAACTGTGTT